CCACGTTTTAGTGCAACAGCGTGGTGCTGTGCAGAACGCTCTAAATGTAGAGCATCCCTAGAGACAGGACGGTTTTTCAAGTCGTCCAGCTTTAGGAAGCTTATGTTTAGAGCAAGCTCTAGGTCGGAGAAATCATCCTCAAAAGGATCTGTATCCTCGAGATTTTGAAGACTCTTAACTAGAGCGCCGTATCCTTCCAGCACATCAGTGCGACGCACAGGGCCTGGAATCAACGTTCTTACTTCAAAACGGTGGAGATTATAATTCCATCTTTCGACGGAACGATAACCCAGGTAAGAGATACGGTGCAGTCCACCCATCAGATCAGAACCGTAAGGTATAGACCCTACGATTCGTTCCAATTTATTAAAAAGGAACTGTGCAGTCTGCCAATACCCCTTCAGGTAGAAGGAGTTAGCGGCAGCTACATACGAAATAATGGGGGCGGACTCTTGCCTGTTCTTAGGAAGCATCCAGCGTAGGTAAGTCGGTGTTACTGACTCGCCTCTGAATGCGTCTACGCCACATGACTCTCGGAAGCTTCCGCTCACGAAAGTCTTACTAGCGTTCACCTTGCAATTGTACTTTCGCAGGTGTTCAAGAACAGTCATCGCTGCGTCTGTTGGAACGATAATATCGTCCCCATAGACGTATACTTTCCTCGAAACACGAAAAACGTTTCGAGGTGTAACAGGGAGGTCATTGAATTCCAAGAGAGCCATTACGCATATAGCGTAAAAGTACATGGCTTCAATCGGAAAACAGAGAGCACTTCCCATGGAGGCAAATTTGCGTAGGGGCGAAATAATATCACCATTCGGCATTTTCGCCTTAGTCGAACGACAAGCATCAATAGAATCACGAAGATCGGGATTCGATCGAAACATCTCTAATGCAAGATCACGAGGTACTCGATCACTCGCATCAGAAAGATCTATGGTCGCTAATAGACCGTCGTACGACGATATCATAGCAAGCTTCTGATTCACAGATTGGTCACTGAAGTTTATGTGGCCTTTTGTAAATCTAGACGACTCAAGCTTCCTCTGCAGGATGGCTTGAATCCCATGTTGCGCATATTGCATGCAACAGGGCTCGAGGGCTATGATCCGTGGAGCTTTGAGTGTTTTAGGTACAGTAACAACCTTGACAGGTTCTTCCTGACCCACTGGTAGAACGCTAACATTATGGAACTCCTTGCTATCAAGATGGAGGCTGATCCCAATGGGATAAGCACATCCGATAATAGGGAAATAAGGTTCCAAACGTTCATTCCAGAACTGCCATTGGTATTTGCTGTTTCCAGAAAAACCATCGGCTGTACGCCCGGGACCATGCCTAACTTCGTAACTATCAGGCGTAATATTCCTGATAGCACGAGAGTAAAGCAAATTCGAGATAGAAATAAATTTTTCTCTCTCAAGTTCGGGCAAGTCAAACACTTCGAGCTCGCGCTCAATAGAGATGAAGTTCTCAAGAGCTTTGTTAACCCGTAAGGGAGAACAATCAACGCGAACCTTTTTGAAAGCAAGGCAAATTTGCCGAATGCTTCCAACGAGCGTAGGCGTATCACTTGTAGAGTCTTCATTTTTAATCCTCCCAGTCTCACGGTCAAAGATCAGACCGGTCATACCCTGCAACAGTGCAGGGATTGACCCATTTTTCCGAAAACTTCGGAAGAGTGTTGGGTCTATGTACCCCAATGCCAGGCTTCGTTCGAAGTCCTGACAAAAGCGGGGTAGGGTAATCGTCAAAAACGATAACCCTTCATCTTTGACCCGTGCCCTGATAGTTTTCAGGTCACGTAAATCAGAGACATCAGCGATGCACTTACTAGTCGCATCTATATAGATCCGTACTAGTATCTCCAATTGATCACTTACGTTGCTTTTCATACAGGCTCCAATCAGGGGCTCTGTATCAAGCCACGTTGTTCACCTGTCCTTAGGGTATAGACCCAAAAGGTCAAGTCAGTTCAAGAGGATACAAGGAAGGACCAGATTATCTCGAAAGATTTTCTGATTCTTCACGTGAAAGAGCATTTGTTTTACCCAAAGGTAGAACAAACACCTCCTTATCGGTCTGAATGGATTCCTTCGTATCTCTCGATATGATGGGATCTAGACTAACCAGGATAGCCTGGATAATCTTCAGAATTGATAGGAACTTTAGAAAGTTTTTCATGTGAATGCTCCGGAAACAGAAGTCCAATATCAGGACTCAGTTCCGAATAACCTCCCTATAACTCCACTGTCCTGTATCCAGTCGGTAAGACTGGTTACATTAATCTGCACCGTCGAAAGAGAGAACCCATAATTGGGTCTGTCTAAGACGATGTAGACAGAGAATGTCTCGTAGTCGTTCACTGCTGTGAGCGGATCTGCGACGACAGCTCTAAAGTCTATACGCGCCATTGACCGAACTCGGTCACGCTGGGGCGTATGCGCAATTGTGAGTTTGTAGGCATCGTCAGCGGTTTTATAAGTCGCTGACAAACCTTTAGACTCAACTCTTGGCAAAGACTTTGCGACAGAGTTAACTTGAATGACTTGTGGGTCGGTAAACATTGTGGTTGATCTCCAGAAGATTATGGATGGTTAACCAGCAAGAGACTACGGGAAGCATCCCTGCTTCGTATAGTTGATATCGATCTCACTGGCGAATTTACTTAACCGAAACTCCACTGACTCGCAGTCTTGCGACTGGCGCCAAGGGCGGCTAAGATTGCAAGCTGCCTTGCTGTTAAAGGCAAGGTCAGGCGAAAATCAAACGGACTACCTGCACCCTCACGTTGCTTGGTCAGAATATTTCTAGACCACTCAACGTCAACAGGGCCAGAATGGAAGTTAATACGCTGCTTTAGGCGTAGGCTTACAGTCTGGGTGTTCATAAGGTACATGTATTTGCACACGATCCCGTCGGCTCCCCAATCGTTAAGTTGATCAACAAGATCACCTGCGTTTGAGAAGTAGTCGCCGAGCCATGTCCAAGGTGTTGCATTGTAGATGTTCGAAGCGTTGATACGTAAGCCGAGTATCGTCAAATGACGCTGCAGGGCATTCCAACTGTTATTATGGGTTGGAATCGACGCATCGAATTCCGGACGGTAGTATTTGAATCTACCGACAGCATATACGCGAGTAGTTACTTCGCGATATAGCTCCCAATGTCCGGGCGGAAGACCATTCACGCACATTTGGTTTACGGTATTACCAGCCGGTTCACACCGGATGCCATCACCGCTTCCAAGAAGCTCGCGAGTGGTATATTCATCCTTGGTCCATTTCCTTTTGATCCAGATTCCATTGTTCTTCTTGATTTGATCAATTAGAACGTTGGAATCCCTAATAACCTTGCCAATTTTGCCAAGGCTGGATATAAAAGGAGCCCAACCGAATTGGGCGTTCAGAAAGCTATTGCCGATTTCGGGCGGAAGCCTCCAATCGACATTGCCACGGCGAGGAGTTCGCAGAAGCCTACCGCCGAACGTCTGAGAAGCGTAGTAATCACTAAAAATTGAGTGAAACTCCGCTGACGTTCGACGCAACATTCTAGGAATGTCCCTAGATTCTGCGAGGTCAACCATGACATCTGCTGTCTGAAGTCTGGGGCGCATGCGAGCATACGCCTCTGGACCAAAGTCACCCATTGATGGAAGCAAGGAACTTCCTTGAAGGAGACCACTAATGTTACCCACAGTAAAATACGTGGGAGCATAGCCGTCTCCATAGAAGTCGGGATTTGTAAATCCCCCGACGTAACGCCACTTGTTAGAACCAAAATTATCACTAATTCGGTTCTCACCCGTGTCATACGTTCCAGACCCCATCACCCTACTAGAGGGCGACACTACTTTAATTGTAGCAAAATCACCGCCGTCCTTCCAAGGGGGACCCTTATGGACATTGTCCTTAACGGTCTCGATCTTAGAATAGTCGGCGATAGGAAAGACAGAAAACGGCGAAACTTCACCGAGATTGTTCTCGATAGGAGTCCAGACGTTATTCAAGAGTCTGTAGAATTGTCCACAGATAATCTTCCCGGACTTTAGGCCCGGGTATCCTTCCATTCGGCTACGAAAGCGAGTGTAGATTGGTGGCATGTAACATCTCCGTTTGAAAGGTTAAAACATGACGGTTAGTCTGCGCTGCAGTTCTAACCAGCTAAGGAGTTCCATCGCTGAAACTCAGACACCCCTG